CAAGACGGTGCCGTCCACGAGCGTGGCGCGCACGGTCACCGTGACGGTCAACGGCGTCACTCTCGCCAACGAGATGCTGTTCACGGACTACCAGCTCACCCGCTCCGACAGCGGCGAACTGACCTGGTCCGCGCCCGGCTCGCTGGCCGACGGCACCGTCCCCACCTGGGCCTGAGAGGCAGACACATGGGCTACCGCAAGACACGGCGCCGTATCGAGGTGTCCCTCAAGGGGCACGACGTGTACGGCCAGGACGAGGAGTACCCCGTCGCCTACGCGCGCGGGAAGAACCTCGACGAGTACCTGCGCCTGCAGGGGTTCACCGACACGGACGACGGCGACGACCGCACCCTGATCGTCCGCCAGCTCGACGAGTTCGCCGACTCCCTCATCTCCTGGAACCTGGAGACCGAGGACGGCGACCCCATCCCCTGCACCCGCGACGGCCTGTTCGGCGAGGTCGACAACGACCTCGCCCTCGCACTGGCCACGGAATGGATCGAGCGGCTCGGCGGCAAGGTCGACGATGCCGGCCCTTTGCCGAGCAGCTCGCCCTCTGGCGAGCCGTCCCCGGTGGCGTCCATCCCGATGGAAGCCCTGTCCGACCCCCAGCCGCTTACCAGCGTGCCCGCCTGATCCTCGACCTCTGCGAGAGGTTCCACTGCCTGCCCAGCCAGGTGCTGGAGGAGGACTCGGAGCTGCTCCAACTGATCGAAATCGAACGGCTCGGAACCCCGGAGGAGGTGGACGGCGGTGGGGAATGACATCGAGATCCGCGTCAAGGTCAGCAATGACACCGGCACGGGCATCGCCGCCGTCAACACCAGCCTTCAGACCCTCAAGACCAAGGCCAACGAAGCCGGGAACAAGCTGGAGGGTCTCGCCACGAAGGCGACCCTCGCGGCGGCAGCTCTCGAAGCCCTTCGGGTCGCTGCGGACGGCGCCGGCAACTCGCTGCAAGAGCTGAGGCGCCGCTCCGACGCCGCCGGTGACTCGATGCGGGGCCTGCGGGACGGCACGAACAGCACCAACAACAGCATCCGCACGCTCAACACCCGCACGCAGACCGCGAACACCCGCCTCGGAGACCTGTCCGACCGCACCCGCACGCTCCGCTCCGACACCGACGACCTCGACGGCAGCATGCGCCGCCTCACCGGCACCACGGGCGGCCTGCGGGGCAACCTCGGCACTCTACGGACGTCGGCCGGCGGCGCCGGCGGCGGCATGGAGCGGCTGACGGCAGCTGCGATCGCCCTGTCGCCAGCGCTCATCCCGGTCGTCGCTTCTGCGGTACCCCTCGCAGCGTCCATGACGGCGGGCGCGGTCGCGGTGGGCGCCTTCGGTGCGGCGGTGGCCGGTCAGCTCGTCGCGGTGAAGAACGCGGCAGACGCCCAGAAGAAGTACGACGACGCGGTCCGCCAGCACGGCAAGTACTCGGACGAGGCGACCAAGGCTCAGGCCGAGTACCTCTCGCAGGTGCAGCAGATGGACCCGGCCACCCGGCGGACGGCGGCCGCGCTCGGCGTGCTGAAGGACCAGTACAAGGACTGGTCGAAGAGCCTGGCCGGGGACACGATGCCGGTCGTCACCAAGGGCCTGGCCGTGTTCGGGGGGCTCCTGCCGCGGCTGACGCCGATGGTGAAGGGCGCCTCGACGCAGCTGGACCGGTTCATGACGATCCTCGGCGGCGGCGTCAACTCGTCCGGGTTCTCCGCGTTCATGGACTCCTTCGGGAAGTTCTCCACGGGCGCCCTGTCCAAGGCGAATGATGCGCTCGTCCACTTCATGCGGACCATGCAGGGCGGCACCGGCTCCTCGCAGTTGACCGAGTTCATGGCGTACGCCAAGCAGGTCGGCCCGCAGGTCGCGGACACCCTCGGCAACGTGTCCACGGCGCTCGTGCACCTGATCGCCGCGGCCTCCGACACCGGCGTCAGCATGCTCGGCATCATCAACAGCCTGGCGAAGCTCGTGAACGCCGTGCCGTCCGGCGCGCTGTCGAACCTGCTGCAGTTCGCGATCGCCCTGAAGGCGGTGCGGCTGGCGGCGGCGGGTATGGCGGCGCTCGGCGGTCTGTCCAGCGTGGCCACCGCGATCGGCGCGATGCGCACGGCGGCGGCGGGCGCGTCGGGACCCTTGGCGTCGCTGTCGGCGGCGTTCGGGACGCTGTCGAGGTCGGCGAAGGTCGCGCTCGTCGGCGCGGGCATCGGCCTGCTGGTGATCGCGCTGACGCGGCTGTCGCAGATCGGGAAGCAGGCACCGCCGGACGTCGACCGGATGACGACCGCGCTCGGGAAGCTGGCGGACACCGGCAAGGTGTCCGGGGAGGCCGCGCGGGTCTTCGGCGACGACCTCAGCGGCCTCGGCGAGTCGCTGCGCACCCTGTCCCGCCCGTCCAACCTGGACAAGACGCAGCAGTTCCTCACCGGCCTGATCGGCATGGACAGCACGCCGGTGAAGAAGGCCAAGGAGGACTTCGACAGCATCGACAAGGCCCTCGCCAACCTGGTCAAGGGCGGCAAGGCAGACCTGGCGAAGGTCGCACTTGAGGACATCGTCAAGAGCCTGCGGAAGCAGGGCTTCACGGCGAAGGAGGTCCGCTCCCAGCTCGACGACTACAAGAGTGCCCTCGCCGACCAGGCGCTGGAAGCACGGCTCACGGCGGAGGCGCAGGGCCTGTTCGGGGCGCAGGCGCAGAAGACGCAGGCCGCCCTCGACGCACAGAAGCAGTCCGCGGACGGGCTGCGCGGCGCGATCCAGGCGCTGAACGACGTGAACCGGACCGCGCTCGGCGGGATGATCGGCTTCGAGGGTGCCATCGACGCGGCGGCGGAAGCGGCGAAGAAGAACGCCGGCGCCCTGTCGATGACGCACGGCCAGCTCGACCTCAACTCCCAGAAGGCGCGGGACGCCGCGTCGGCGCTGTCTGATCTGGCGGCGAAGACGGACGAGGCCGCGGCGGACGCGCGTCAGAACGGGTCCTCGTGGGAGCAGGTCGGCGCGATCTACGACCGGGGCCGGGCCGCGATCATCCGGAACGCGCAGGCGATGGGCCTGTCCCGGAGCGAGGCGCGGCAGCTCGCCGGGCAGATCCTGAAGATCCCGGACAAGACGGCCCGGGTGAAGATGAACGCGGAGGACGCCCGCGCGGGTCTGAACGCCTTCAATGCGGCGGTTCGGCGGACGCCCGGCTCGAAGTCGGTCACGCTGAAGACGCTGAGCTCGGGCGCGGAGCAGGTGCTGAAGGCGTTCGGGTACCGGGTCACCCACCTCAAGAACGGCTCCGTCCGGGTGTCGGCGGCCACCGGCGGGGCGCTGGGCCAGATCCGCAACGTGCAGTCCGCCGTGAACTCCCTGCACGGCAAGACCGTCACCGTCACCATCAACGGCGTACGCACCGGCGTCGACCCGCGGCAGTACTACAGCCAGGGCCCCCACAAGGCGCACGGTGGACTCGTCCGCGGCTACGCCAGCGGCGGGGAGGTGCAGGCCTTCCCTAACGGCGGCTACGTGCAGGGCCCAGGCAGCCCCACCTCAGACTCGATCACGGCGCTCCTGCCGAGCGGCAACGCCCGGGTGTCGGACTCAGAGTTCGTCGTCCAGGCGTCCGCTGTCCGCCGGTACGGGGTGGGTCTCCTCAACGCGCTGAACGCCGGCCGTCTGAAGCTGGCCGGGTTCGCGCGCGGCGGGCTGACGCAGACGATGAAGGAGACCCGGGCCTCGCTGCGGGACCAGTTCGGCATCTCGCACTTCGGGGTGAAGGCCGGATACAGCCGGGACCCGTTCGAGAAGGGGCTGGCTGGGTCGTCGGACGTGGGGTCGCTGGTGTCGGCCCTGAACGCCGCCCGCAGCAACATCAAGAAGGCCACCGCCGGGGGCACCGAGTCGCGGCTGCTGCGCCAGCTCGACAGCGTCGGCAAGGGCCTGATCAAGTACGAGAAGTCGCTGGTGAAGGTCAACGCCTCCTTGGAGAAGGCGAAGAGCAAGCTCGACGACCTGAAGAACTCCGCGTCGCAGCTGTCCAGCAGTGTGAAGAGCGGCGTGCTGTCGGCGTCCGGGATCACCAAGGGCATCACCGCAGGCGGCACCGTCACCGTCTCCAGCATCATGAGCGGCCTCGTCGCGTCGCGGGACAAGGCGACCGCGTTCTCCGGCGCGCTGAAGGGCCTGAAGAGCAAGGGCCTGGACAAGAGCCTCATCCAGCAGATCGCCGAGGCGGGCATCGAGGGCGGCGGGCTGGAGACCGCGGGCGCGCTGCTGTCCGCGTCCGGCTCGGAAATCAAGTCGGTGAACTCGCTGCAGTCGCAGATCGCCTCGGCCGCGTCCAGTGCCGGGAAGACGACCGCGGACGCCGTGTATGGGGCGGCGATCAAGTCGCAGGAGAAGCTCGTCAACTCGCTGAAGAAGCAGCAGGACAAGCTGGAGAAGGCGATGTCCCACCTGGCGAAGGTGATGGAGAAGTCCATCTCCAAGGCCATCGGGAAGAAGGCGGCCGGCGGGATCGTTGGCGCGGCAGCATCCGGCGGTGTCCGTGGCGGGCTGACGTGGGTCGGCGAGCACGAGCCGGAACTGCTCGAGCTCCCGGTGGGGTCGCGGGTGTGGTCCGGGCCGGACAGCCGCCGCAAGGCCGCCGGCGGCGGGGGCGGGCCCGCGCGCGTGGAGCTGGAACTGCGCTCCAGCGGGAGCGAAGTGGACGAGCTCCTCCTGAAATTGCTCCGCCGCGCCATCCGCGTGCGTGGCGGCAACGTCAACGTCGTCCTCACCGGACGCCCGTAAGAGGAGAGCTATGCACAGGTTCCGTACGTGGAACGGCCCGGCGCCGACCACCGCAGCACAGCAGAAGGTGACCACGGGCACGTCGATCAAGACGATGCTGCAGATCGCCACCCCGTCGACGCGGCAGATCCAGCTGATCAGCTGGGGGTTCACCCTCGACGCCGCGCCCTCGTCGGCCGGGCAGGTCG